ATTGCGTTTTTCATATTAATATCNATCATATTTAAAAGTTTATTGTCAACTTCAATAACTTCTTTTAAATTTTTGTTTATCTTCTCTATTTGTTTATATGCGATATTTCTAACTATCGTCATATTATTTGTTTTTATGTTTTTGTTTATCATATACTAGCTAATATATCAGGATAAATAGATTAGTACAGAGAAAAATGGGTAAAATAGCAAATAAATTGGTTAAAAAAGGGTTGATTTACTTGACTTTTTTACTTTTTTTGTTCGCCATTTGTTCTTGTGACGTAAAATCTTGTAAAATTAGGCCAGATTTAGAGAAAATTGGCGATTCGGCGTTGAAAAATAAAGAAAATTTAACAGAAACGAATCTACAACACGCATATATGCGTTGTAAATACTAATATAAATAATAATATGGAAAAATATTGTCTAAATTGTGGACACGACTGCCATTGTGGTGGCGATTGTATAAAAGAATATGACAAAGGCAACAAAATTGTGTGTTGTGGTCACTGTAGATGCGATAAAAAAGAAAATACAACAACTAATAATGAAGATTTATTTAATGGAGCATAAAAAATGAGTAAAATGAGAATGTTTAAGTTTTGGAATGAAAATGGTGATGAAAAAGAAGTTGAAAAAATGAGTTTAAAGAAAGCAGTGATGTCAGTACAAGGTGATTATAAGGATAAATTTATAAGTGTTGAATATGTGAGTAAAAAAGGCAAACAAATTAGTCAATCTGTAGAAATACCAATGGGTAGAAAGATTAGACAGTCATTAATAATAGAAAAGAAAAGAGCAGCACTCAAAGCGATCAGAGAAGCAGGTAGATAATGGCAAAAATATCAAAATCATTTATAGCGCATGAAAGAATGCCTAAAAAAACTTCTCAAGGTACAAGTAAAAGAGTAAAAAAATCATCAATGAATAAGTCAAAAAAACGTCAATGGAAAGCATATAACGGTCAAGGTAGAGCAGCGTAAATGCCAGCGATTTGTAGAAAAGGAGATAGTTTAAGTACAGGACATATTTGTGCTGCTACAACAACGCTATCAACTCCTTCTCAATCGACAGTAAAGGCAAATGGTATATTAATAGCAAGAGTAGGTGACCCAACAGTTAGTCACCCCTTTCCACCATCACCACCTTGCGCTCCTCATGTCGCAAATGTTAACATAGGTTCTTCAACAGTTCGAGTTGTAGGCGCATTTGTAGCTAGAATAGGGGATAGTACAGATAGTGGGGCAATGACTAGTGGTTCCTCAAATATCTTTGTTGGTTAGTGTATAAATATTAGTGTTATGCCAAGTTATAGTGTAGAAAACGTATCTAACAATAGTAAGAGAGCAACTAGAATCTATAAAGATTTAGATTTAGACTTTGGGAGAAATGTTGTAACTAATGATGTTAATAAATTAACTGATGTTGAGGCAGTAAAAAGAAGTGTTAGAAATTTAATTCAAACTAATCACTTTGAACGACCCTTCCACCCTGAGATTGGTGGAAATGTAAGAGCACTTTTGTTTGAACTAATTTCACCCTTAACTGCTTTAAACTTACAAAGAAAAATTGAAGAAGTATTAAATAATTTTGAACCAAGAATTAAATTAACACAGATTATCGCTAGACCTGATATTGATGGTAATAGATACCAATTAGAAATTAAATTTTATGTGGTCGGCGTATCACAACCAATAACAGTGGAAACATTTTTAGAAAGATTAAGATAACATGGCAAGTAATAAATTAGAAGTTTCAGAATTAGATTTTGACAATATAAAAAGCAATCTAAAGACCTTTTTACAAAATCAATCAGAGTTCCAAGATTACGATTTTGAAGGTTCTGGGTTTGCTGTATTATTAGATGTACTTGCATACAATACTCACTACTTAGGTTTCAATGCTAATATGTTAGCAAATGAAATGTACCTAGATAGTGCTGACATCAGAAAAAATATAGTTTCATTAGCAAAGATGTTAGGATACACTCCAACATCAGCAAAGTCACCATCATCAGTAATAGATATTTTAATAAACAATGCTACTGGCGCAACAGTTACAATGGCAAAAGGTACAACGTTTACAACTAGTGTAGATGGAACGTCTTATGAATTTGTAACAAATGCTTCACATACAATTACACCAACAAATGGTGTTTATAAATTTTCAAATATTTCAATATATGAAGGTACGTTAGTTACTTTCAAATATACAGTAGATAGTTCAGATCCGGATCAAAGATTTGTTATTCCAAGTGTTAATGCAGATACATCTACTTTAAAAATACAAGTTCAAAATTCATTATACGATACTGCAACCTCGACCTATTCATTAGCGTCAGGTATTACAAGTTTAGATTCTATATCAAAATCTTATTTCTTACAAGAGGGTGAAGATGGTAAATTCGAAACTTATTTTGGTGACGGTGTAATTGGAAAATCTTTATCCGATGGTAACATTGTTATTATGGAATATATGGTTTCAAATAAAGATGAAGCAAACGGAGCTACAGCATTTGCACTATCAGGAACAATTGGTGGGTTTTCAGATGTTACTATAACATCAGTTTCAAGTGCTCAAGGTGGATCAGAAGCTCAAACAAAAGAATCAATTAGATACAACGCACCTTTACAATATTCAGCACAAGATAGAGCTGTAACAACTACAGATTATGAAACTAAAGTACAAGAACTTTATCCAAATGCTTTATCAGTTTCAGCATGGGGTGGAGAAGATGATGAAACTCCAATTTATGGTGTAGTAAAAATTGCGATTAAAGCAGCATCAGGTTCTACTCTTACAGAAACAACAAAAGCAAGTATCATAGCTAAATTAAAAAAATATAATGTTGCTTCCGTTAGACCTCAAATTATTGATCCCGAAACTACTACATTATTATTAACATCATCAGTTAAGTTTGATGAAAAGGCTACTACAAAAACAGCTGAAACATTAAAATCAGAAATTACTACAGTATTAACAAATTACAATACAAACACATTACAAAAGTTTGATAGTATGTTTAGATATTCAAAAGTTGTAGAATTGATTGATAAGACAGACACATCTATTCTTTCAAACATCACAACATTACAAATAAGAAAAACATTTACTCCAACATTCAATACTTCTACAAAATATGATATTTTCTTTAGAAATTCTATATACAATCCTCATACAGGTCATAATATTGCTGCTGGTGGTATTATAAGTTCTTCTGGATTTAAAGTTAATGGAGATACAACAAATATCTACTACCTAGATGATGATGGTTCTGGTAATATACGTAGATACTACTTTACAGGTTCAGTTAGAACATATAGCAATAGTACACAAGGAACTGTTAACTATGCAACAGGACAAATTACTATTAACTCTTTAAATGTTAGTAGTATAGAAAATATTAGAGGTTTAGCTTCAACTGTACTTGAAATAACTGTTCAACCAAACTCAAATGACGTTGTTCCAGTTAGAGATCAGATTTTAGAAATAGATACAACAAACTCAAATATTACAGTTACCTCAGACTCATTTGTTGGAGGTTCATCAGATGCTGGTGTGGGTTATACAACAACATCTAGTTACAACACATAACAATGGCAAAATTTACGGATAAAATATCCAACCTGATTAATCAACAGGCACCTGAGTTCGTATTAGAGCAACACCCTAAATTTTTAGAATTCATTAAAACGTATTATACGTTTATGGAATCAGCTGAGTTAACTGTAACTTCAGTTCAAACAACTGATGGTATTTTATTAGAAACCGAAACCTCTCAAACTAACGAACTACTATTAGATGGTTCTCGTTTAGATACAGATAGAACACAACTAGACGCTGGTGATAAAATAATTTTAGAAAGTTCTACATTTGGTAAATTTACTAGAGGTGAAACTGTTACAGGTCAAACATCAAATGCTACAACAACAGTTTTAGCGGAAGATTTAGTTAACGGCCGTTTATTCATATCAGCACAAGATAAATTTATTGTAGGAGAA